ATGTTTTCATTTCTACAACCAAAAGAGGCAAAACCATCGGTTCCACAGAATATGATTATGAATTTATATTACAAATATAGATTTCAATCTCTAGCCGGTATATTTATTGGTTACGCTGCGTACTATATCGTTCGTAACAACTTTGCCTTATCAACTCATTTTTTATCAGATATCTTACACATGAGCAAAACGGAAATCGGTTTGCTATCTAGTGGTATGCTTATCGCCTACGGTCTAAGTAAAGGCTTCATGAGTAGTCTTGCTGACAAAGCTAGCCCTGCAAAATTTATGGCTTTCGGTCTTATTTGCTGTGCAATAATCAATATTTTTATGAGCTTTGCCGACAGCCTCGCTTTCTTCTTAGTATTAGTAGTTCTTAATGGTTTCTTCCAAGGCTTTGGTGTAGGCCCATCCTTCATCACACTCGCTAAATGGTATCCAAAACAAGAACGTGGTCGCTTTGGGGCAATTTGGAATATCTCCCATAATCTTGGTGGCGGTATCGTAGCACCAATCGTAGCTGCTGCGTTATACTTCACCACTACTGATCATTGGCAATTAGGCAGCTATGGTATTCCTGCAATTATTGCGATTGTAGTAGCTGTTATTATTTGCTTCTTGATTAAAGAAAGTCCAGAACGAGAAGGCTTACCACCAACTAGTGAAATCATTGCCGATACAGCTCATAAAGCACATAGAAGTGCAGAAGCACCTCACCTAAGCACAAGACAAATTTTTGTACAATATGTATTAAAAAATAAAAATGCTTGGTATGTGTCTCTAGTTGATACATTCGTTTACATGATTCGTTTCGGTATGCTTACATGGTTGCCTATTTACTTATTACAAGTGAAAGGCTTCTCTAAAGCAGAAATGTCCATCGCCTTCTTATTCTTTGAATGGGCAGCCATTCCTTCTACAATTTTTGCAGGTTATATTTCCGATAAATTCTTCAAAGGTTATCGTATGCCACCAGCAATCATTGCAGTAAGTATTATCTTCTTCTGTATCTTTGGCTATTGGCAAAGTGAATCCCTATTATGGGTTACATTCTTTGCTGCTGTCGTAGGTTGCTTAATCTACATTCCTCAATTCTTAGCATCTGTACAAACTATGGATATTGTACCTCCATTCGCTGTAGGCTCTGCCGTTGGTCTTCGCGGCTTCATGAGTTACATCGTCGGTGCCAACCTTGGTACAACACTATTCGGTGTGTTAGCAGATAAATTTGGTTGGAATGCAGGTTTCTATCTCTTGTTGGTAGCATGTGTTCTTTGTGTTACATTCTGTGTACTTGCACACTTTGGCGCAAAAGAATTAGATGCTAAAGAAGCAGAACTTGAACAATTACAACCAGCTGAAGCAAATAGCTAACAACTAAATTCTAGAGCAAATCAAAAAGCTATGAGTTGATTTCATATAATCAGCTCATAGCTTTTTAAATTTAAGGGGCTGTTTTATTATATTATATCCTTGATTTTCTAAATACTATCTTTTAAAGAGAAGGAAAACCACAATAATGCCAAGGATTATATTCCCCCCTACGATATAAGGCCAGGTAAGGAAATTATCTATATTATGTAGAACTTGTATATCAAATCTTGGCATAAAAATTAGTACGTTTACTAAAAGCCAAACAATAGGTCCTACGAACTTCATGATCTTAACCGTATCCATTCTATCTTTAATAGTATCGGTAAGCTCTACATTCTTTACTACAGATACGTATTCTTTATTAATGTAAAAGCCTTTTGAATACTCCGTTTCAAAAGCCCACTCTTGAACAGAAAACGTAGCAGTACCATCAGCATTTTCATACTCTTTATATTTAGCAGTATCAGTAATACCTTCGTCCATCTCACCCCAAGTGCCCGTTACCATCTCGTAACCACTATCTACAAGTTTCATATCGGCTAGATGTGCTTTACCACACAACTTGGAAAAGTGGTACGCATCTCGCTGCTTATCCCAACGAAGCCAAAACGCCTTGTTATTACTATGTTTAACTAATTTATACTCATACCATATATGCCCATGAGTATCAATGTAGCGCAACTTGCCTAAGATCGTGTATACATCACTTCGGATACGCAATGTATCGCCATAGTTAAATTTCATAAAACACTCTCATTCCAAAAACAATATATTATTAATTACTATGATTGTATATATAATATGAAGTTCTGCCAATATGTATATAGCAAAAAAAGGTAGCAATATATATGTTGCTACCTTTTTTTGTTTTATAATCAACCTTGTTGGCAGAAATAAATGATATAGTTTCTATCTGGACTGACTGCAGCGCCTAAAGAGTATGGATGATTCCAAGTGCCCCCAAAGTCAAATAAATACAGTATATAATTGTCTGGTATTTCTACAGAATCTTCATTATATGATAATCTATGCAAATATTGTTGCTGAAGCTTTCGGTTTTCTTTTTCTGTATAAGTTGGATACACTTTATCTTTGGAACGCTTATTTTCGTAATCTTGTTTAGACTTTAATGCATCTCGTTCATCTTGTATTCGCTTACGAATTTCAAAATATCTCTTATACTTTGCATTATTATCTTCATCTGCAATCTGTACCTTATTGAATTCTGCTAGTACTTGATTTTCTAATTCATATATTTCATCTACAGTTTTATCAATTGGATGGTCTTGTCGCTCTTGTATAAATTTACCCATCGGCACAGTTGTATTCTTTACAGTCAGTATCGACCTTGGAATTAATGCAGATAGAGAATCTGCATAAGCCATATTAGAGTCAATAAATTGTTTAACATACACATTGGATATATCAGATTTTAAAATAACTACTTTAGAGTCAGAAAGTGCTTCATCAATATATGGCTTTAATTGTTCCGGTGTGCCTCCAAATGCAAATTGTACATAAGCCCTACCTTGTAAAAAGCCTGGATTACTATGCATATGAATATTTTTTGCAAAACTTGGCATATTTTTTGGAAAGCCTGGAATCTTAGGTATCCTTTTATAATCTTTTGGATTATTGATAGGATACTGAATCAATTCTATCGGTTTAAAAAATTCTTCCAAAAATTCTTTAATTTCAGCTTTAGATCTAGCCGTAAATAGATCATGTCCTTTTCCCTGATTTTTATCTAAATATTCTCGAACTAGCTTTTCATTTTCTATATTCCGATCGGCACGGGTTCGATAATCTTTAGTATTAACGGGATTCGTTAGCTTAATTTCCCCTTTACCATTCTTTTTCATATATGGGCTCACAATGCGTAAAGGTTTTTCTCGACCACCAATAAAATAGCCTTCATTACGTGTTGATTCAGTATTATAGTTTTTAATTTCTTTTAGTGCTTGTTCATCCTTATCATTATAAAGTGGATCAAATGTTTTATATTCACTTCCAAAATCAGGTTTTTCTGATATTTTTAATCGGTGAGATGCGTACTTCCTTCTCCTTCCGTTCTAATGTAATTTCATCTTCAATTGAAAGCTTTTTGGGATTTATAGACTTATCCCTTATAACAGCTTTAAAAGCACCAGGAATAATCTCAATAAAATCTAATTTCACAGGAGCTTTAGTTTGTACAGACTGGTTTGACTTTGCATTATTTTTTAGTTCAGCACTGGTATTGAGGTTTCCCCCGTCCACAGTTGCCGCTAAACTAAAATGACTAGATAATGTTAATGAAAGCAGCATCAGTATAAAATATTTCTTATTCATTTCTCTCTCCTATATATACCTACAACTTTTAAGGTCATAGTAAAAAGGACCTACAGTAAACTGTAGGTCCTTATATTTTGGTGCGGATTGAGGGCTTATATTCAACACTCTGCACGATTACTATATTATTTAAACTCTACATTTTTAAAAGGGGCAAATAAGGGGCAAACGTTATTTTTTATGCCCCTATGTAAAAAGCCCCACATCAGATCATGTTATTAGAATATTTGTTTTGTTATGAATTAGCGACTTCTTCACCATATAGCCTTTCCATACCTTGGCGAGTTACAAGCCAATTCTTACCAGATTTCCTAGCTTCATCTTCGGTAAATTGTTTATTTGCATATCTCTTTAAACAGCATTGCTTAATAGAATCAGCTGGTACATTCCATCTTTCACCAGCCTCTTGTGTAGTCATTACATCAGCTAATTTCATTATAATACTCCCAATATAACTAATAGATTATAGACGGATAAAACAAAGGCAATAATGCTAATTATTAAAGTTAATCTTGAAATCATATGCTCGCCATTGTTATAATAGTTAGGAAGATTGGGGCTCTTTCGAGCCCCTGTGGTTATCGTTTTAACAGTTCTATTATCGCTATTGTCAGTTGGATAAGTGCTGTTATAATCGGTAGCCACTTTTTTATTCTCTTCCTTAACTTCTTCAACGGCTTCACCTCCTTCCCTATGTCTATATTATAACACGTTTCCGTGTTATATGCAATAGTTTTTTATTAATTTTACAAACAAAAATAGAGCCTACCAACCTAGATATTTTCTAAGTTAGTAGGCTCTTTTATTTATAGTTGCGTGTATCCACCATTACACGCTATGGAGATGTATGGATCACCTCTCTATCGATGAATCACTACTCCGATTATTGCTCCAGCTCCCACCATCTGAGAGAAGTTGCGTTGCATCCGTAAGCGTTTGATTGTCCTCTTGTCGTTGTCGATTTGCCCTTTCAAGTCTATCAAAGAGCTCGACATTTCGTTCAAGGTAATTTCTTGCTTCATTGATTGAAGTTTGGCTTGCGTCAATTCGTTCTCCAATTTGTTGATTGTATTCCTTGCTTCTATCAATTCTTGTTCCTGCTTCACGACTAAGCTCTGTGCTTCGGTCAATGGAATGTTGGATGCTTCGATTAAGCTCAAGGCTTTTTCGTTGTTGCTCTTGAGCTCGTTCCACTGCGTTAATGGTACGCTGATAGTCGCTTCCGCTTGGCTGGTAGAGGATATATCCTGCGCAAAGGATGAAGATGATGCCAATACTACCGATAATACCATAGCGGTAAGTAGGGTTATCAAATAATACTTTGATTTTGTCATACATTATTGTCCTCCTGCATAGTCAGTAATGCCTCGTGCAATCGCACGCACAATTGTATCAAGGTCATTAGATAGTATAGTATGATCTTCTTCATTATCAATAAAGGCCATTTCAACGAGAACTGCAGTTGCGTCCGTGCCGTTTAGTACCCAAAGGTCATCACGTTTTTTAACCCCACGGTCTACAGTATCGATACTGCGAATAATTTGTGATTGAATGTCGTTTGCTAAGCGTTGACCGTTAAAGGATTTGTACAACGTTTCTGTGCCTCGAGCTTGCGTATTAAAAGCGTTGCAATGAAGAGATACGAAGATATCTGCACCCCAAGCATCAGATTCACCACATACAAGGCCTAAATCATCATCTTGTAAAGTGCGAACTTCACATCCTGCTGTTTCTAGATAACGTGCCAACATCTTGCCCGCATCACGAGCGACGTCACATTCACGCGTACCATATACAGGATTAACTGCCCCACTATCTAAGTTAATATCATGTCCTGGATTAATAAATACTTTCATCGTTTATCCTCCTCTTCTAGTTTATCTGGAATGCCATTATTGTTCTTGTCTAGCCAAAGACCTAAGAAGCCTACAACAGCCATTAATACGCTAGGGATAAATATATGATCTATGATATTAAGCCCTACGTTAATCAGCTTGTTCGCCTCGTCAGATACGTACCCACTAACAAATGACATAACATATTGTGTTATTACCAATAGAATAGGCGCTAGCATAATAAATACTAGCGCCCGTGTAGCGAATACCCCTGTCGGGTGGATGTTGGCTACCCTAACAGATTGATATGATTTTTTAATTGTATTGATGAGCTTTGGCGGTATGTTCATGTAGTCCCTCCTTAATATCATCAACACGAGATTCGATACCATCGACCCGAGATGTTAATTTTACGTGTTCTGTATAAGCTTTGGTTCGTTGTTCACGTGATAACTTAATTTCGTCTTTCAAGTCTTTCAATGTGTCAGTAAGTACACCCATTTTTTCTTGAAACATCAAATTGTCTTGCATCCTTTGTAGGTCTAATTTTTCAAGTAATGGAATAATTAGCAGTCTATACCCAGCTCCCGCAACTATCCCTACGATTGTAAGTGTAGTTAAAATATCATTTAACTCAAATTGCCACGTCCACATCCTTTTTATACCTTTCTCCAATAACCAATAACATCAATAATATACCGAGTGTTCGCCGGTACACCCCAACCCTTAATTATGCGACTATTTCGTTCAACATAAATACTATTGTTATTTACGTCAACGCTTCTTTCAATTAGCCTTACTGCAACTGGTGCATTCGGTGGGAGTGATGCGACCATATTGCCATTACCGGAAGGGGTTTTTAATTTGAAGTCAAAATGTAAATATCCCCAACCAGTTAAGGGGTCAAACGCCAAGTACCCTCTATCAGCACCAGGATTACTAGCTATAGCATTGCCCCATACGACTTCATATATTTCGACTGGTTGTGAAGTTACTTGTCCGCCACCGCTTCCAGGGTCGCCTTTCGGACCTCTTAATGCTTGTAATTGTTCTGCCGTAAAATCAGAATACTTGAACGGCTCGCCTTTATCGCCCTTAGGCCCTTTAAGTGCATTAAGTTGGTCTTGCGTGAAGTCAGAAAATTTAAAAGGTTCCCCTTTAGGTCCTGGCGGTCCTTGTGTACTTGATGCATACTGATTAATTTCTGCTTTCTTAACATACTCACTTAATTCAGATTTTTGAGCGAAGGACTGCCCCTCTAGTTTATTAACGTAACGAGTAGAAGCATCGCCAGGTGTTAATGCATATTGGCCAATCTCGTTTTTCTTAATGAAAGTACCTAAATCGTTCTTATAGGCGAATGTTTGAGTAGCCCAACCCTTTTGAGCGTAATTATTAGTCGCATCTGTTTTAGATAAATAATCGTTTAGCTCTGTTTTTAATGCATATTTAGGGTCGCCTAGCATAGTAAGGTAATTTCTTATATCAACTTTTTTTATATACAGATTATCTGCATCTTGTTTAGTTGCATACGGCGATAAATCTACATTAGCACCAGTGCCAGGAGGTCCTGGTGGCCCTTGTTCACCTCTAGGGCCTTTTAAACTCTCCAATTGTTCTTGTGTGAACATGTCATAAGTAAATGGCTTTCCATCTTTACCAGGTGGCCCTTGAATCCCCTGTCCCCCTTGTTCGCCGTTTATTCCGTCAATACCATTTCGACCAGGTTCTCCTTTCGGTCCTGGAGGACCAGGAGGCCCCTGTGGCCCAGGGTCGCCTTGTGGACTTTGCAATTTAACAATCTGAGTATTATCTTTTACTATAATTTTATCATCATCAGGATCCTTTATATGAATATTCTCATCGTTCATATCATTTCCCCCTATTGCTGATTCCTTCACATATTGTGATTTCACCTTTTATTAAACATTTGATAGGCTTATTACCACTCCACAAAAACAAATTCCAGTAATACTTACCCCTGTTTAATATATTTGTCTCCAAAGATAAAATGATTTTACATAATTCATCATCTTCTAATCCCTCTTTTGAAATAGATACATCAAACTTTGCATTGTAATCCTCATCCGTTGGATATCTCCTAACACATGCAAATAGGTTTTCACTTTCTACCATATTTGTATATCCAACATTTAAAGTAATTATTTCTCCTTTAATTACATTAAAATTATGTAGGACTGGTAGTTTCATCTTCGTTCACCTCGTCCAAATCCATTAACTCGTTGTGAATACAGCCTTCGGTTGGACATGTGCCATCTGCGTTTAACGTTGCATAACAAAATTCACAAAATTTCATTACAGGAACTTCACTTTTAATTTCAAACGCTTCCATTATTTCACCGCCTTAATTTTTAATACCATTTCTTGATTTAACTTCTTAAATTGTTCTTGCAAGTCGGTAATATCGCCGTTAATTAATCGACGTCTTAAAAGCGTTTGTTCTAACGTTTCAAAACGTTCGTTGTAATAATTTCTAATTTCAGCGATTTTTTCTGCTTTTGTTGGTTCTTTAGCTTGCGGTTCAACGAACTTGCCGTCTACATAGAACTTTCCTTTCATGAATTCATCTAGCATGCTATCTCCATCTGCAGAGTAAATATAATCTGCTGCATCTGGCCACTCTTTATTAGCACGATCTAGTAATTCATCTTTTGATACTGTGTTATCCACAAAGGACGTAATTCGTTCGCCCATTTCATTTAAAATAAAAATATATTGATTCATAGTAGTATCCTTTCGGAGGTTAAATTATGCGCCGTCACGCTATTATATTAAAACGTATGCACCGCAACACCATTACATTAAGGCAATTATTTAACGAGTGGTTGCCTATTCACTCACAATCTATTACTAATAGTGCCGTTAAGTCTTACCATATTGCTTTTAAACACATATCCAACATAGCGGATATGCCTATCACGGATATTCATTTCCAACACCTTCAAAATGTGATTAATTCCATGTACGTAAAAGGACTTTCCTACTCATCATGTAAGAAAGTCCGTACATTACTTAATCAATTATTTAATTACGCTATTATTCAAGATTATCCTATCACAAATTACGCCTTACACTTAAATCTAGGTCCCAATGTGCCAACGATTAAGAGAAGAGTATTCACTCGTCAACAAATCAACAAATTATGGGTAATAGATACATCTTATTCCCGCATGATTTTAATATTGCTCTACACCGGACTACGTATAGGCGAGTTACTTAACTTACGTAGACAAGATATCAATAGACGATCATCATACCTTATCGTAAGACACGCCAAAACAAAAGCCGGTGAAGGTCGTATCATTCCCATACATCACCGCATCACGCCGTTAATTGAACAGTTATATAACGATACAGGCAATTATCTATTCGCTATAAGCTACACATCATTTCGCAAGCATTTCCATGATATTATGAAAAAGCTTAACTGCAAGCATACTATCCACGATACCCGGCACACATTTGCAAGTCTACTTGATGCGATTGCCCCACCCAACACGTTACGTGCATTGTTAGGGCATAAACAAGGCGATATCACTACCAGGGTTTATACACATAAAACTATTCGTGAACTACGCAAGTCCATAGAATTGTTAAAGTAATTCCCCAGTGGGGAATAGTGAATAACGCTCCACAAAACTCGTATATTAGTTATCCTATTGCATTTAGAACGGCGTTCAGCATCTCCGGTAACGATTTTAACGTTGAGGGCGACCCTTTAATAATAGCTATGTACTTAACAGATAATACAAAATTTACATTAACTGGCCGTCGCATAGCCAATGGACGTACTAATCTGTGGTGTCGTTGGATAGCTATCGGAATAGCTTAATACCCAGTGGGGATTAACTTGGTTCTTAAATCAAAATACATATTGTGATGTAACATTGCCCATCCAATGTAATGTTTTAGTCGCATTGTGTACCGACGACTCAGTAAGTGTGACTACAAGGGGCGATGAGTTCTATGTGTCATGGAATAGTGGTTTCTCAAATAATAATAGAACATCTATACGCTTTATAACTAACCGTGGCAATGCTGGCAACTTCACATGGCTGTGCGTGGGGAAGGCTTAATATCCAGTGGGGATATGGTGGAGCTGATAATCAACAAAAGACTACTGTTACTTATCCGATAAGTTTTACGACCGTTTTTATTTCATGCGCAATTGATGCCTTTTGGGTTGGCGAAACGCCTCTTTATTTAGCAAATGTAGCTAACGAAAGCAACAATACAAAAGCAGTATTTATGGGTAGTGCTAGTAATATAGGTAGTTATTATTGGTTCGCATTTGGGAAAATCTAATTACCTAGGATAATGAACATAATCTGATCACCAACACCTTGCTGCCCTCTATAATCGCTGTCCTTGTATGTGAGCTGATTTCTGGAAGTCGATAAAATGATTTCAGAAAATGCATATTCGCCGTTATATCTAGTTGCAGAAACAGCGATAGTTTTATTAGCAAATTCTATCGGATATCGCACAGTCCAAGGCTTGGGCTGATTATTCGCATTAAACAATACCCACTGGATATTAAGCCTTCCCCACGCACAGCCATGTGAAGTTGCCAGCATTGCCACGGTTAG